GCATTTAACACCCGAAAACCGAAGCCTTACAATCAGAATTACAAACCATAGGGCTGTAACAAGACCTAGTTAGGCACTAAATTTAATTTAAAAATAGTTAACTTTGACTGCTGGCAAAAGCAAAAATATCCCAAATTAAACCAAACCCAAAGAACCCAAGGTTTATCCGAGACGAGAAGTTTGAGAAGTTAAAACAATCCTTACAAGATTTTCCAGACATGCTAAACAAAAGACCTTTAGCCTGCTATACAGATAGTAATAATAGACAGAATGACCAAGTTAGACCCTACGTTAGAGATAAAGATAAACGGAACACCTTACACAAAAAAGGATTAAAATATTATGGCATACGATAAGGAACAAATTTACAAGCAAGCAGAGGAGCAGGTGAAAACTAATAACCTCTTTTATATTGAGGATATTGTAGCGTTTTTACCAATAAGCAAAACAACCTTTTACGAATTTTATCCAGCTGAGTCGTACGAACTGAACGCCCTTAAGAGTTTACTAAAGAATTAATAAGGTAAAGACATAGAGTAGTATTAGGAGCGAACAACATCAGGTGGGACACTTATCCCGAAGACGCCCCTTTTACTAACGAAAACTTAACGAACAAAGATGTCGTATAAAACTAAAGAATTACACGCCACAGCGATGAAGGCCATAACGAAGCATAAGCTATTCTTTATCGAAGACGTGGTCGCTTATCTGCCTTGTTCTAAGCCTACGTTTTACGAACATAAACTTAACGAATCTATCGATATAAAGACGGCCCTTGAAAACAACAAGATCGAGATAAAGGTCTCGATGCGAAATAAATGGTTTAAAAGCGATAACGCTACTTTGCAAATGGGACTCTACAAACTTCTAGGATCACAGGAAGAATATCACCGTTTATCGAACACTAGAATAGATATAACGACCCGCGAGGAAGCTCCTTTCAAAGGGATTGACTTGAGCGATATAGAGGAAGAGGATTAAAATTCGTTAAATGAGTTTCGTTAAGACCACTGCACAAACTAAAATTATAAAGCTAAAGAAGAGAGTCAGAGTCGTTCAGGGAGGCACAAGTGCTAGTAAAACCTTTACGATTCTCCCGCTTCTTATAAGTTATGCGCTGTCAAAACCTAATCTTTCGATAAGTGTGGTTTCTGAGACTTTTCCACACTTAAGAAAGGGCGCTATTCGAGATTTTAAGAACATAATGATCTCTACAAGCAACTATAATCCCGCAAATTGGCTGTCTTCTAATGCCACTTACACTTTCACCAATGGCAGTTATATCGAGTTTTTTAGTGCGGATCATCCCGATAGATTGCGAGGAGCAAGGAGGGATATTTTGTTCGTTAATGAGGCTAATAACATTAAGTTCGAGGCGTGGCAGCAACTAATTATTCGTACTAGGCTGTTTGCTTATGTCGATTTTAATCCCTCACATGAGTTTTGGGCGCATACAGAGCTGGAGAACGAGCCTGATACAGATTGGCTAACACTTACTTATAAAGATAACGAAGCGACACCTAAGGAGGTGGTTAAAGAGCTTCAGAGAGCGGAGAAGAAAGCAGAAAAGAGTGAGTACTGGCGAAACTGGGTAGATGTTTATGTTTACGGCAAATTAGGTTCTAGGTCGGGTGTGATATTTAAGGAGCATCAAAGCTGGAATCGAATCAGTACAATCCCTAAGAATGCTCGTTTACTAGGTTACGGACTCGATTTTGGCTATACTAACGACCCCACATCTTGCATAGCGGTTTATAAGTTAAACGATGCATATATATTTGACGAGGTATTTTATAACACACTCTTAACGAACGAGGATATAGCGAATCGTTTAAAGAGAAACAACCTAGATAAAATCATGGGCTGGGCTGATAGTGCCGAACCTAAGTCCATAGATTACCTAAAGGCGGCTGGCTGTCGTGTAGGAGGAGTAACGAAAGGAGCTGATTCTATTCGATTCGGGCTGGCTCTTATGGGTGAGAATCTATTTTACGTTACAGATAGAAGCTTGAACACAATTAAAGAGCTTAGAGAGTACTCCTACAAGGTCACTGAAGAAGGCAAGACTGTTAACGAACCTGAGAAGAACCAGCGAGATCACGCAATAGATGCAGCTCGTTATTTTGTTATGATGGATAGTAAACGTAGCGCCTCTGAACTGGTCTTTGTTTAAATAGTATCTTTGAAGCAAAATAAAGGCAATATGGGTTTATTCGACTTTTTTAAAAATAAAGCGGCTACAAATTTATCGTCAGAGCAAGTACAATCCGCATTGCTTCAACATATAGGAGGAGGGCTGGTCGTTCCAGAAGAGAACGCAAAGAGCTACATTACGAACGGATATAATCTTAACGTAGTAGTACATTCAGCAGTTCGTTACATAACAAGGAGAGCGGCTGGCATACCTCTTAAGCTTGTTCTTAAGGGTAAAGATGGCAAGGAAACGAATATAGATAAACACCCTATACTAGACCTATTAAGAAGACCAAATGACATTCAGAATTATAACGAATTTGCGGAGCAGAGTTTAGGCTTCTACCTTCTTACGGGAAATAGCTATAATTATCAAGTAAAAAGCACCACAAGAGAATCAGCTATACCGATAGAACTTTACAACCTTCCCGCCCAGTACGTTGAGATTAAAACAAAGGGGAATACTGGAACAGAGGGTATCGAGGCTTATAACCTTAGAACAATCAGTACGCAAGACTTCGCTCCAGAGCTTATTATTCATTTAAAAACGCCTAATTACTTATTTGAGAATGGGCAGTGGCTCTACGGGATGAGTCCATTAAAAGCGGCTTTAAAAGCGTTAAACACAAACAATAGCAATCAGACCGCACTGGCTAAACTCGCCCAAAACCTAGGTGCGATAGGTTTATTGATGTTTGACCAAAAAAGCAATGACAATGCGGCTGCGCCTAATAAAGAGCAGTTAAGAGGAATGCAGAGTTTCATCAATAAAAGCGTTCAGGGTTCTGTTAATAGAGGAGGAATACGAGCGATGTCGCAATTATTTAAGTGGCAAAGCATTTCGGCTAGTGAGAAGGATTTAGGACTTTTAGAAAGTTCTAAAATGACCGCTAGAGACATTTATTCGATTTACGGATTAGATTCCAAGCTATTTAACGATCACACATCTAGCACTTACAATAATATAGCGGAGGCTAAAAAAGGAGCTTATACGGAGGCAATCTTACCTACGTTAAACGCTTGGTTGGCTAAGTTAAACGCGGAGTTTTTTACCAAGGGTGATGGTCTATGCTTAAAACCTGACTTATCAGGCATCGAGGTGCTTCATAAGGATCAGACAGAGTTAATTAACGTACTTAAAGATGCGTATTTCATTCCCACAAGTAAGAAACAAGAGCTAGTTGGAATCGAACCCGACTTTTCCCTTCCCGAATACCTTATCCCAATAAGCTTAACTGACCCCGATGCTATACCAATAGAAGAGGAGACTCAGAAACGATTAGCCAAGATCATTCACGACTACAAATAGAAGTAGATGAGAGAGGTAGGAATGAGCCAAAATCACTGGACAAGGCTAACGAACAAAGATGAGCGAGCTTGGCGAGATGAGTTAATCAGCTTATTCGAGGATCAGATGGATAAAATACTCGTTAGGTCTAGGGTAATAGGTTACAAAGCAATATCTGACGAACTAAACGGTATAATTAAACTAGAAGACTATCGCAGACTATTTGAACAGCTTATTATCCCACAAGGAGCAAAGTACTACGACTTCATAAAAACCCGTGCAAATGGGGCTAAAAAGCACCTTAAAATAAAGGCCATTGATTCTGACGACCCGTACTATTTGTTTATGTTGGGATACTTGGACAGTAAAACAGCTACGGACGTTAGAACAATAGCCGAGAGCAGTAAAGCTGAAGCAAGGAGAGCGATAGCGGCTGCGGTAGAATTAGGATTAGAACAAGGCGCTGGTGAAATATCAATGATCGCTTTAATAGAGGAGAACATTCGACTGAGCTGGAGAGTGACGAACGAGTTTAGAGCGCAAAGAATAGCTAGAACAGAGGTTGCAGCCCTAGCGAATAGAGCGAGCTTGTTAGGAGCGCAAACGAGTGACGTAAACTTCAAGAAAAAATGGATGGCGTACATTGATTCTCGTACTAGATTAACCCATATTCAAGCCGATGGCGATATTGTGGAGGAGAACGAGCGATTTAGAATAGGTGACAGCTATATGCTCATGCCCCAGGACAGTGCTGGCTCTGCGGCTGAAGTTATCAATTGCAGATGTCGTTTATTTTACATAGTCGAATAATATTTCCCTCATCAGTGAGGGGAACATTCTTTAAACCACTAAAAACCACATTTAACATGCAGAATAATCCAATGCCCTTCGGGGCGTTTTTTGGTTGTTAGGTATTTTAAGATCATTTACAGTATCTTTGTCAAAACTAGAAGGATGAACAGTTTTAAAACAAAGGACATTTCTTACGAGGTAAAGGACATGGATATGACGAAGGGTCAAGTCGTTCTTTATGCTTCTCGTTTTAATAACATTGACTCCGATGGCGATATAATTGAGCTTGGCGCTTATGCTAAGACTATCAAGGAAAACGGCCCTGACGGAAAGAATAGAATCAAGCACCTTTATCAGCACGATAGCTGGAATCCAATAGGGAGGCCCCTTGACATATCAGAAGATAGCTCAGGGCTTCTTATTACGTCCTACATAAGCGACATAAAGAATGGAGACTACCGCAAGTTATACGAGCAAGGTATAATCACTGAGCATTCAGTCGGCTTCATCCCCATGAAGGAGGAGTACGACAGAGAGGCCAATATCAACTACATTAAGGAGGTAAAGCTATTCGAATACTCCTCAGTAACTTGGGGCGCTAACGAAGATACTCCCGTAGTTGGCATGAAGGGAATGAACACTATCGAGAGATCAGCGTTCTTAGTTAAACGCATGGATGCGCTTTCAAAAGCCTTGTCTAGCGGTACGTTTACCGATGAGACATTCGTTCAAATACAAACACATTACGAGCAGGTTAAATCAGACATACTAGAAACACTTAAAGAAGTAAAGCCGCTTGACAGCACTTTTAAATTCGATAAGCCGTTAGATTTAGTAGGAATGTTTGACTCCGAAGATTTTTAAACCCAAAAAAAAACAAGAAATGGATATACCAGAAGCGTTGAAGAACGAAATCAGTTCTTTAAAAACGCATTTAAACTCTAAAATTGACGAGGCCAACAAGAGTCTCGAAAAAAGTTATTCCGATAAGGTTGACTCTCACGTTAAGAAGGAAGTAAAAGCGATTAGCGATTTGCTAAGCGAAAAAGAAGTGGCTCTACAAGGCGCTATTGACAAACTTGATGCACAAGTGCAGAAAGGGCTTATCGAGCGTGATGCTGAGACTAAGAGCTTCGAGGACTTGATTATGGACAATGTAAGAAAGGAAGGCTTTCAGCAAGCAGTTCGTGACAATAAAGCGGGTCAGTTTATGCTAGACATTACTGGTAAAGCTGTCGGAACAATGACTGGAGCAACTTCGTTAACTGGAGAGGTTATCGCTCCGACTCGTAGAGAGAGTATCTTAGAACTTGCCCAACGTCCAGTACATATCCGCTCATTGATTCCACAAGGAACAATGACATCTAACGTATTCCGTTATGTTCAGGAGACTGCTGGCGAAGGTTCTGCCGATATGACCGCAGAAGGAGCAGTGAAGAGTCAAGTAGATTACGACTTAGATGCTATGGATTCTCCAGTTCGTAAGATTACCGCTTTTGCGCGTATTTCTGAGGAAATGATCGATGATATTCCAGCCTTAACAAGCTTCCTATCTAGGCGTTTAACGAAAGATATTCGTAAGAAGGAAGACAGCCAATTACTTTACGGTAGCGGTTCTGGTCAAAATCTTACTGGATTAAACCAAAATGCGACTACTTTCTCGGCTTTTGCTGCGGATAGTAACGCACAAATCATTGATTTGATTATAGCTGTTTATTCTACTATTGAAAGCCTAGAATACGAAGCCTCAGGCGTTCTTTTAAGCCCTAAGGATTACTACACTATTTATACCGCTAAAGATGCTGATGGCGCTTACGTTAAGCAAGATCTAGTTACCACTTTAGGCGGACAACTATTTATCGCTGGTATTCCAGTATTCCGTAATACTGCCGTAACCGTAGGAGAGTACTTCGTAGGTGACTGGTTAAACGGAGCGCAGATATTTGATCGCAAGGGCGTTAATGTTCGCTTCTACGATCAGGATGAGGATAACGCACAAAAGAACCTTATTTCAGTAATTGCTGAGGAAAGATTAGCGTTCCCGATTTACTATCCGGACTCATTTGTTTACGGTACTTTAGCTACCGACATCGCTAAAATTCAAAACTTCACATAGTAAGTAGGTTGTTAGTGATTTAAGAGGCATCATCCGTAGCGGGTGGTGCCTTTTTTATTTATATAAAAATATTCAGTAAATTAGCAGCTCTATAAATCATTTAATTAAACCGAAAATGTCAAAGAAATTAGCAAACGAAGAGTTCTTAGTAATCAGGACATTCGATACGTCTAACGAGATAAAAAGAGCGGGTCAGATTGTTACTTTTAAAAACAAAAAAGAAGAGGCTTATCACTTAGAGAAGGGATACGTGGAGAAAAAGAAAGTTCCAGGCCCAAAAAGAACTACTGAAAAAAGTAAAACCCCTTTAAAAAGGCAAAACCAAAGGTAAGTAATGGTAATTCCATTATTTAAAGTCACCACTCGTTTAGATGGCCGCTTAATAAAGAAGGAATCAGAACGAGTTCTGCCCGCCTTAGCAGCCATAGAAGCTATTTTTTTAGAAGCCCTTTTCGATGATAACCTACCTTACACTTACCAAGCTATTTACCACGTTTTTAGACTTGAATACAGAGCATCAGCGAAGCGATTAAATAAGTATTGCCATAACAAGATGCTGAAACTTGACGAGGATTATTTCGATAACTTATATAGACCCTTAGAATATGTTGACAGATTACGCGATTAAATACGTTATAGAACGAACTGGTACAGAGCCGATCACTCTTGCTGAGTTGACGAACTATATAAAACAATCGAGCGGTATAACGGCTGAAGATAATCTAATGAACGATATCCTCTCAGCTACGGTAAATGAAGCCCAAGAGATCACGTACAAACAGATGAACGATGAACTTACCGTAACAGCCAAAGTAAGCATGGAAGATCCTGACTCGGACGGGAACTACATTATCGAGCTTCCTTACGCTAATTCGGTAATAACGATTACTGATGTAACTGCGATTGATTGGGATGGCGATACGGTTATTATCAAGTCTTCAGACTATACTCTTCGAGGTAATATGCTTCGTTTTGAGATATTCAGTATCGCTGGTTATTACTTCGAGATAACTTATACGGCTACGATTACTACTGGAGAACAAACAGCGTTTAAAGAGAGCTTAATGGCTTACGCTGGCTACAAGTATTATAATAGAGGTGACGAACGAGCTTCGGAGGGTGTTAAAATCCTAGGAACTCACATAGACAGAACTAATTGGATTTAACATGAATAAGATTAGATTAATGACATGTGTTCAGGGCCGCAAAGAGATCACCTTGGCGTTCTTATGGCACTTAGCATATCTCCGTAAAGAAACGGGCTTAGAGCTACCTATTACGATTGCGGTAAGTGACGAGGATGATTACGATCTCATAATGGAAGACAAGACTTTGTTAACCGAAAAGTGTAACGTAATAAAGACTCCTAATAACCCCGTTTCCGAGAAACACAATCAAATGCTTAGAGCGGCTTATCGAGAGCCTGACTGGGATGCGGTTATTCATGTAGGTTCTGACGACTTAATGACGGTTGAGTACGTTAAACACGTAGCCGAAATGAAGCTAGATCAGAATACGGTCTACGGGATTAAGACTATGTTATTTTACAACGTAGTTCAGGATAAGCTAAGGAAATTCACTTATAAAGGCGTTCGTCAATTAGGTGCTGGTAGAGTATTTCCGAGAAAGGTTATCGATAAAACGAGAGGCAAGAAGCTCTTATTTAGACGGCCTTGGTACGGATGGTTAATTGGCGAAACTCAGAACATTCCCGATCCTTTAGTGGCTCTATTACTAGAGCGGAGTTCGGCTACGGTAGAAACTAAATCAAAACGGCTTCCTACGTTATGGAGTGGGAAAAAAGATTCAGGACTAGATAACGACTCAATGAAGGTTTTAGATGCTATCGAGGTAGACTACGTTAATTTAGACGACGTTTTTGACGAGCCTCAGATCGTTGATCTAAAGACAAGAGAAGGCATTACGCATTGGGAAAGGATAGGCGGCTATAATTATCCCCAAAATGACGTAGACAAGCACATGAATAGAATATCACCCGATGTAACTTTCAAGAATGAAACCTAGTCAACCACAATTTGTCGATTTCTTTGATAGAATAGCGGTTTACGAAACTTCAGGAACGAGGACTGATACGGGCGGTTTTAGCGAGCAAACTACATTGCTACGTACTATTTGGGCTAGTGCAACAGTTAGCACTAAAAGCGAGCTTATTAGAGAGAACGAGCGTGTGTTTAGAAAGGGCATTAAGATTAAATGCCGCAAGAACCTTATTACGGAAACGAACTTAATCATCTTTAACGGGGCTACCTATTACATTGAAAATGTAAATACGGATAATCCAGCAATGGATATAGCGCAAGGAAATCACATGGGATGAGTATAAAAATCAGCTTTACAAAGGCCCAGTTAGATTCTTTCGATAAAGAGATAAAAGCTTTATTAAAAGAGGATATTAGGAAGGTTAAAAGTGTTATCCAAGGCGCTGGACTAGTAGCGGAAAGCTATGCGGCTCAGAAAGCACCCGTTGATACTGGTAGATTAAGGCAGAGCATTAGAAAAGTCTCCAAAAAAAACAGATTAGAGGCTGAAGTTTACACCGACGTTAAATACGCTATTTGGCAGAATAACGGAACATCTAAGATAGCGGGCAAGCGGTTTATGGAGAAGGGAATCGCTGAGGCGGCTGTTTACATTAAGCGAAAACTAACGAAGAAATGAAATTAGCAAATACTGAAATCGAAAAGTACGTTTACGGCTTACTAGGCAACTCTTTTAACGATAGCGTGAACGACTGGAACTACTTTTTAAACCCCCCTAAATCGGTTTCAGGCGATAGATATGTTTGGTGCGCTGTTAATCTCCTTCAATCTGACGGAACTAAGGACGATTTTATCGGTCAATATCTGTTAGAATTAACAATCGTAAGTAAAGCTGGAGCAGATTTCACCGATAATCAGAACGTAGATCGTTGTGGCAGTTACCTCGGAAACCTACTTGACGTACGGGGTAGGCAGATTTCGTTAGCTACATTTAACCTAACGAGCGCTAACCTTGTGGCGGTTGAGGCGACTACGGAACATGAGGCAGATAAAATGGTTATTGTTCGTAAGCTTATATTCAATATCTTAGCGCAAGAATTATAAAGGTAAATATCATGGCAAAAATTAACGGTTCGAGCTTTCTTTTATTCATTGACGGAGTGGCTCTAGGGTCAACCAAAACAAGCTCAATAAACATCTCAGTGGATATTCCATTGACATCAACTCAGCAAAGCGGAGGCTGGGAAACAAATTTAGCTGGGGGAGGAATGCGTTCGGCAGAGGGTAGCTTCGATGGCTTAGAAGATCCATCCGATACAGTTGGGGTTAATGAGGTTTACGACCTTATAAACACTAGAGCTGATTTCGATTTTGAAATGACGGACGATACTGCTGGCAGTAATATTTGGACGGGAACAGCTACGGTATCTAACCTTACGGTCAATTACGAGATGGAACAGCCAGTATCTATTTCAGGTACGTTTAAATTAAACGGAGTTTTAGTTAGAGCAACAGAAACCTAATAAACATAAATGAACACTATCAACCTAACGATTAATAAGAAGCAAGTCACTTGCCAAATGGGCGTTTTAGCCTTCAGAAAATATTGTGATTTCCAAGGTGTTAATCTTGACTTACTCGGTGAAACACTAGACAAGGAAGGCGTATTCGGTATTTCCGATATGGTCTACTTCGGTCATGAAGCGTATTGCGATCTTAACGGGCTAAAAGTTAGTATCACAAGAGGCGAAGCGACTATGCTCTTAGAGGAGATTAACGAAAAAACGACATCACTTATTCAGGAAGCGATTCTCGATACAAAAATGATGGGCGTTTCGTTAAGGGACATGACAGAAGGAGGAGCAAAAAAAAAGAAGCAAAAGACGAAGCCCTAACATTTTACACCCTTTATAAAGCGGCTTACAGAGCTGGTCTTAAACCTCGCGAAGTTGCAGAAATGTCGATTCGCGAGGTTTCCTTGTTTATAGAGGGACAGATCGAGAACGATAAAGAGGAATGGCGAAGGACTCAGATAATAGCATGGTCGGTTATGCAGTCTCAGAGCAGTAAAGCAATACCCTTAGAGGGCTTCTTAGGTTTAAGCGAAGGAGCATCTAAAAGGTCAGGAATAACTAAGGAGGAGCATCTAGAGTTAGTTGCGAATTATAATAGAAGGAAAGCAAAAGAGAATGGAAAACAGCAATCTGAGACTATCAGCGGTAATATCGGCAGACGTTAGTCAATTTACTGCGGCATTTAGAAGAATCACACAAGCGACCAAGGAGGCTGGGGGCAAAATAGCGGCTTCTACTAAACAGTTTTCAGCTAAGGTTAGCGCCTCATTTAAGGAAATGAGCAGTAAAATGAAAGCTGCGGGTGATAAGATGGAGAGCGTAGGCAAGAATCTATCTCTAAAAGTCAGCTTACCTATTGCGGCTCTAGGAACAAGCGCGGTGATGAGTGCGGTAAAGTTTGAAGTTCTCCAAAAATCA